GGTTGTGTCACCTGACCAGTTGCTTTAACATTTCCACCCTTAACAACACCACCAGATAAAATAAATGGATCTGGGTCCATTAATCCAGTAATTTGTGCCGGAGCTTTATTATATCCAGTTCCAACATCAATATGCATATGAGGTCCAGTTGAGAGACCTGTGCTTCCCACTAAACCTATAACTTTAACTCCCCCACCATTTCCTGATCCTGCTCCAACTCTATCACCTTCTTTGACTAATATTTTGGACAAGTGATTTAATTTAATGAATCTTCCATCATCAAGTTTAATAGTAACTAAATTTCCATAACCACCATTGTATCCAATTGATGCCTCAACAACAACTCCAGGAGGAACAATTGACAATGGTGTTCCGGTTGGCATCCCAACATCTCTCCCCGTATGTCCAAATTTAGTTGATCCAGATCCAAGACCATCTCTTGCTCTAAATCCTCTTGACCCAAATTCTGATTTAGATATTTTTTTCCCACCAGTAGAAGTATAAGTATTACTAGATCCACTACTAGAAGATGGTGGTGTTTCATAGGCACCTTCATTAGTAATTTGAGTTCCAGTTGGTGGAGCATCCTCACCTGAAGCAACACCTTCGGTTAATGGAGTTGTTATTAATTTAAGGGCGTCTTCAAATCCAGTTCCCCAATTATCCACACTTAATTGAAGTTCCTCAAAAGCAGTACCAACTCTTCCCGAAGTATCAAGAAAATCAAATGTCATTATATTAGTTAAAGTCGCACCCAAAAGACTTGTAAGATTACTGAATATTTTTGTAGTATTAAAAAGAAAACCTCCAATTAAATTACCCATTTGTTGAGTTCTGGCAATAAACTCTTTACCCATCGAAATCCAAGTGGGTAAGTTATTAATAATCCATCCTGCAGACAAATAACCAAGAAATCCTAGTATTCTCTCAAAAAACCCTTTGGCACTACCAGCAATTAATTGTGCGGCACCACGGGGTCTTCTTACAATATCAGGTGCCTCAAGTGCTTCTTCTTGAAGAGATCTCCTGTCATTTTCAATTCTACGGTCCTGTAAGATTGTTTTATTTCGAAAAGTTTCTCTACTAACTTTTGTTTTATTAAGTATAATACCTTGAAGATTTTTTACCGTTCTTTCCGAAGTTTTTGGAGTAAGTGGTGATGAGATTGCCATATTATATCACCACATTATAATTTAATTGAGAATAAAGAACATAAAAATTATCGGGATTAGAAGAATTAATTATAGGAGTATCGCTTCCAGCTGATGGTGCCTGTGGAGTTGGTGATTGTTGAGAACCACCCTGCCCTCCTGCCATAATAACATTTGGAGACGGTTCTGGAAGTGCTCCCACATTTGGAGTCTGTTTTGGAGTCGGAGAACTTATATTTGCGGTGCTCGGTGTGCCAACATTCATAACAGCAGTGGCAACATATATCTCCAATTCTTTTCCAGACAATCCATCTGCTTTACCCTGTGCTCTTGCTTGTTTTGACATTGCAAATTCTTCATTATTCATAGCTCGCGAGGGGTCTTGTCCGGCAACTAGTTGTCCTGGTTTTAGTGAAAAATCCGCTGCCTGTGGCGCCATAGATGTCATTGGACTACTAGCAGTAGTAGCAGCGGCAGGAGCAGCAGTAGCGGCAGGTGCAGCACTGGCATCAGAAGTAGGCTCAATTTCTTTTGGTTTTGCTGATCCAGAAACTACATTTGGTTTAACTCCAGATTTGTCATCTTTTTTATCTCCAATCAAAGGAGTTTGTGGGTTTGCCGCTGGTGCAACTTCTGCTGCTTTTGTCGGTGTTGATGCTGGTTTTTGGTTGGTTTGGTTTCTTTTTGCCTCTTCCAATTCTTTTCTTTTCGCTGCTAATTTTTTTGGATCTGCACCGATGAAATTTTTATCAAATACTTCCAAAACATCATCAATAGCAAATATACCCCCAGCTAACACTTTAACTGCAAGTCCCACCTTGCCGGGTATAGGTAGAAGAGAAATACCAGCTAATGCAGCATCAACATTTTCACCATTTAAAAAATTAAGTGCTCCACTTATTCCAGTAATAACTCCACCCAATAATCCCCTACCTCCACCACCACCAGGTTTTTTCGGACCACCAAAAACATTTTTTAGAAGAGGAGCACCTCGAACAACATTTGTTAAAGCTTTTATGGGTGCCAGGGCAAGTTTAGTTACAAAACCAGCAATTTTTCCGGCAAGTGTGGTAATAGTTCCAATTATCAAACCAAATCCGGTTTTAATTGCTGTGAAGACTTTTATAACATCTCCAAAAGCATTAAGAACTCTATCTTTAATTTTTTCTAATTCAGTTTTATTTCCTTCTGCAGATGCTTTGAGTGCTTCAATTCCTTGATTCGTCAGCCAACCAGCAAATAATGTAAATAAAGCATTTCCGATTCTATCAAATATGTTACTAATTTTTGGTTGAAGAGCCTGAACCGGTGCCACAAGTGCATTCGTAATACTTTGTTCTAGCTGGGACTCCTTTCCCATTCGAACTTTGGTTTCAACAAGTCTGCTCTCTCTTACTACTTCTTGTTGTTCTTGTTGTTTCTCGACAGCAGCATCTTGTTGTATTAAATTAGAAACAGACCCAATACCATTATTTAAAGTTGAGGTTTCTGTTTTTAAAGCTTCTACCGTGGTGCGAAGTCCAGAAATTTCCTGTGTCTGCTTAACATTTTGTTCTTTCTGAGATTCTAAATTTCTCTCAATATTAACCAAACCTGCCTGTGGTTGTGCTTGTGCCGCAGGAAGAGCAGGAGGTGCAAGTGGAGATGATAGACTAGCCATTCTGTTGTTGGTTCTTTAGATTTTGCTCTTCAACATATTGCGAAAGAAGAGTAATATAAACCTCTTTTTCCCAAGGTATAAGATTTTCTAGTTCGGTCAATGAGTATTTATGATGCTGCATTAACTGAAATGTAGTCTTATAGTATGACTCCAACGAAGTATGAGCCATTCCTAGGCGAAAAAAGATGTTAGACCCTCCAATACGACCTCACTTTCAACTTCGGTATTTGGATTTTTGACCTTAATGATATGAGATAGTTTAGGCATTGACTCAAAGAACTTTTCAATTGCTTTAAACTGATTTGTGGTCAGTTGTTCTAGAAACTCATCAAGTTCTTTTTTAGTTGAATCAGCGGCAACCCAGGATTCCTCTTCACTAAAAATCTGATCGATACAAGAAGAAATCATCTCAAAAGTGTCATCAACACTAATAGTTTGAGTATTATTAAAATTAGTCTTAATGAACTCCTGCATCGATGGATATTTCATTCGAAGAGTCAGAGTATTATCGAGTTTAATATCTTTTGAGTGTTCTTCACCAACATTTACTTTAATTTCATCTAGATTAATTGAAACCGGAACTTGTGTGGTTCCGTCGTCTGGGCAGGTAATTAAAACATCAACAGACTCACCAACCGACTTTCCCCGAACATTCAGAAACAAATATTCAATATCGAAAGTTGATAGTTGTTCGACTTTAATTCCTTTGGTAAGAATACAATTTGAAATTACAGTTTTAACCGCCTCTGCAATTTGTTTTGGATCCTCACTTTCCATTGCAATAATTAAGACCTTTTCTTCTTTGACTAAAAATGGTCTGTATTTAATATTCTTTTTTAACGAAGGTATTTCCAACTCATATGTTGGCACCGCAATTTTTGGTAAAGGCATTTTATTTAAGCATTAAATATTCAACTACATTTATTTATTCGGCAAAATTGATATTGGTATTCACATTATCTAAAAAATATTTTCAATGAGATTTACTGTGTTTACAACGTTCGAAACAAAGTTATTATTGTTTCCAAGCAAACCTGAAAGCGAACTGGACTTACCGGCAATATAACGATCATATTGAAATGTTACTCCCATACTAAGAATGTTAGATGCAGAATAACTAACTCCCAGAGATGCTATTGCTGATGGAAAAAGTCCTCTAAAAGTATATTCTATTTCTTTATTATAGTCTTTATCAAACTTGGTAATTTTTGTCTCATTTGATTTATAATATTCCGGATACTGCATTCTAAAAAGATAGGCATCACTATTTTGCTTCACCGGAGCAAGAGTGCTGTCAATTGGATTATGAGATCCGCTTGCAATGAACTCCATCCAACTCTCCATAAATTTAAGGGCATTATAGTTTTTATCTACATAAAATTCTAGAGTAATTGGGCTATATTGCCTTGTATGAGCAAAATACTCAGTCGCACCCATATGATTCCCACTAATAGTTGCCGTTGCAAAAGAAGTAGTTGGAAGAGATGCCGATGAACAAAGTAGTCCACAGTCTTCGGCAATGAATCTCTGTGTAATTCCTTTACGATTAAGATATGAAATTAGTTCTCCACCAGAAGATCCAAGACCTCCAAATCTAACTTCATAATGTGAAGTTAGTGCGAGGTTGGTAAATAATGGTTTGAAATCAGATATTCTTCTTTTAATAGGCACTCTAAATACCTTTTATGAGTCTTATTAACACAAGTATTTAGATGTCTTATAAAGGAAAATATCAACCAAGAAATCCGCAAAAATATGTTGGTGATTCAACTAACATAATTTATCGCTCTTTATGGGAACGCAAATTTATGATTTATTGTGATACAAATGATAATGTTTTGGAATATGCCTCCGAAGAAATTGCAATTCCATATAGATCACCAATCGATGGAAAAGTTCATAGATACTTTCCGGATTTTTATATCAAAGTCAAAGAACCTAATGGAATTATTGAAAAATATTTAATTGAGATTAAACCTTATAAACAAACGATGCCACCATCCAAACCAAAAAGACAGACAAAAGGATATATCTATGAAGCATATGAGTATGCCAAGAACCAATCAAAATGGGAAGCGGCAAGAGAATACTGTAAAGACCGAGGATGGTCCTTTAAAGTTCTGAGTGAAAATGAACTTGGAATTGCTAGAAAATGAGCCGTATTGCACCGCTGGTCAAGAAATTAATAGGAACCGAAGACGCGGATGATCTGATGTTGGAGATACTTGAAGCCTTAACAGAAACCACCAGTAGTCCCGAAGTAGGTAAATTTTATACCTTTGTCTATAAACCAAAGACTCCTGGTTTAAGATATGATGCAAATCCTTTAGTTGCCGTTACGAATGTTTATTCTTGGGGATTTAGGGGTATTAACTTTCATTGGGAAAAGCAGCGTCAATATACATCTGGAGAAATCATCGGACCTCTTCATATTGTTAATCAAAATGAGGTTGGTGACCTAAGAAGAATACCTTTTGGAAGAATTAAGATAAATAACTAAAAACTATAAATGTCAGTTCCAAATTATAGATACCCAATTAAAAATATTAATGCATCTGATGATTTTTTAAAAATTGAGTCTTATAAATATGAACCTCCTGGATTAAATTTAGGAGAAACTGATAGTTTTGCACAAAGAAGTTCTGATGATGTTGGATATGGAAAA